CTCCTGCACGAATTGAAATTAATTTTCTCATTGTGATCCTCAAATATTAAAAGTAGATTCTATCTTTTTTGTTGCTATAAACACACATTCATCAGGTTTAGAGCGACTTACTATAATACGATTTACGTTAGCAAAATGTTCTTTTAATTTATTATTCCACCAATCAATAGATTTGATTGTTCTGTGTGCATTACTTCCGTCTGGTAGTGTATGTAATGCTGGTCTAGTTGATACAACAAATAGTACTTCTTTTTTTAAAAAGTTATCTATATCTTTTAGTACGTTATTTACGTATTCTGGTTCTACGTGTTCTAAAACATCTACACAAAAAATTACGTCGTACTCAGCACCTGTTGGTGGTCTTTCTTGAAACTCCGGGTTACACGGGTCATATCTAAAAACGTCACTTACATTATTTATTTTTAATTTTCCTTTTCCACAGCCATAATCTAAAGCGTTAGAAGCGCGAGCACTAATATGATTTATTTCTTTTTCGTATCTTGTACCGTCTCCACAACCCCATCTAAGTTCTTTCTGATGCTTCTCTTTGTTTAGCATCAAGTAGTTTTCGCTTAATCTCAACTGGGTCATAATCATTCCGTTTGTTATAGTAAGAAAAAAAATCTGGTTCTAGTACTAGTTCTATTGGTTCGTCAGTAAATTTACTTAGTGCTTGTTCCTTATCTGTAATTAGTTCTAAATGCTTCCAACAAGAACTCCAATCTACTATAAATACTGGAACATCTAATTTAAATTTTTGTGCTAGCCACATTCTAACTGTACCGTATATAACATATGTCTTCTCATTAAAACACCAACAAAGTGGTGGATTTCTAAAACCGTTTTCTTGTATGTCTGTTTCAAATTTTTTATAATATTCAGGGTATACTCTCATAACAGACGTTTCTGGTTTTATTGGTCGAAACTGTCTTTTTCCCGGTACATACACAGTTCGAGATATTTCTGTTGCAGGAATAATACCATACCTAACTTCCGGTATTGTTTTATATCTTTCTATTCCATGAAATCCCATTTAATTAAATGGGGGTACTTTTCAGTACCCCCGTTCACTACTAGAATAAGTCATCGCGTGCTGAAAGTACTACTACTTTATAAGTAGCAGAACCTAGATCAACTGCCCCGCCAGTATTATTAGCAGCTATTATTTCTACTGTGTTTGCTGAAGTCACTGTTGCTGTTAAAGTTAAATCTGCCGAATCTATAGAACAAGATACCAAACAGAAATCTCCTAAAGCAGCGCCAGCAACAGTTACAGATTGAGCAACTTCATTGCCATCGTCTATACTAGCCAAATCTGCTGTAACTGAACCGACAAGGACATCATCAAACACGCTTTGAAATTGTCTACGTGCCATAATTATCTCCTAAAAAGGGGGCACCACAAAGATGCCCCACAAGTATTAAGCAGGTACAATAAACACGATACCAGCGTCGTTACGTAACTCGCCAACACCATAAATAGTGTCAACAGTCATTAAGTCAGCTAAGAACTCTTGTTTATACTGCGTTTGACTTCTTACGGCCATCTGTTCAATAAGTACAAAAGCACTTTTATGCAACATAATACCCGCACGATATTTAGTAGTACCGCCAACATCAATGGTGTGACCACAGTTAGTAGAAACATATACGGGCATACCGTACACATCACCAACCAAACCGTTACGAATACCATTAGCACCGCCAGCTTCGCCAGTAAACGCTTGCTCAGTAAA